GTGAGTTGTTTAACTAGAATAGGTCTAGAGAAAAATTCACCAAGAGGATAATCTGCATTGTAAGCATTAGTGAAAGTTGAATCAGGTTCGCTGCAATAGTATTAGATATTTCACAACTGTCTCCGAATGTCACTGTTTGGTGCTTCACTGTGTTATCAGTAATGCACATAAAAGAGTTGATGGTATCGCCTTCCCCAGCTCCCATCGAAGCTGACATAATTATTATTATTTTCTTTATAATTGCTAATCGACTACGATACAAGCCTGAGATTACGATTATATCTCAGACAGGAATGGATTGTTTGATGTCGGCAACAGGGGGTGAAAACCCCCGGGGCCACGGGACCCCACCTAAGTTGTGCAAGCCTACACCCACTTCAAAGGTAACCATTATCCTAACAGAAGGGGTGGGTATCCAATACACAACTCCCATTTTTAGCGTTTTATTTTAGGGCGCATGGGTGCGCCCATCAGGACGAGTTTAGTGACATCCCGGGTCAGGTCCAATGTAAAATTTAGTTAGATGAAGTTAGATATTGGATTTTCCAGGAGTCTAGCCTATTCTCATAAGTAGGGAGACCTTCTGGAAAATTCCACTCTAACTTTTCATCTTTAATAACACGACTCAATTTGTCACGATAATCATCATAAAAATCTTTGCCATGGAAAAAGCTCTCATATGAAACATTGGTAATTGCTTCAATTGAGCTTTCTTCTCGTGACAATACATTTGATTTCAAATGACATTGTAACATTTTAAGTAGTGTGGCTTCTTCTATTGGAGCCATATACAATCCCACTTCATCATTATAAAGAGATTTCCTTTTGAGAAAATTACAATCTTCATTCTTAATAAAAGGGACTGATTTAGCTTCTTTATCTGCCATGGTATATATGATATTATCTTCAGCTAAGGTGTTTGAAATTGCTGTATGATTAAATTCATCAAAACCTTTCTTAACTGACATCTTATTATCATCTCCATAACAAATAACAGAAACTACTTTATGAAATAATGGTATATCTGGTTTGTCTTTATATATTTTATAGTAAGTATACCTTAAGTATAGACTATTTACAATATTATTGACAAATACAGTTAAAGAATGACCAGATGGATTAGATCCATTAACCATAATAAAATCACCATTAAATTCATATAAAGGGTTAGTTAATTCTGTTGCTAATCCTTCCATAATTGAAATTTGATCTGGACTATAATTAGCCCATTGCAATTTCAATATACAATCTCAAAGCCAAAGAACTAATTTGAGAAGACATAGTACCGTCGTAATGTTTGTAATCTCCCGCAATTACACGATCAGCACCATATTTAATCATAGTCTTGGTCAATTTATCCCAAGCAGGTCCATGAGCATTAACACCTACAGCACATTCA